TTCTATAATTATATACTGCATAAAGATTTATTCGATACATTTCGTTATAACAGATAACAGTTTCAATGTCTAATTTCTTACTATATAATGAATTAAAACTTATTAATTGACATATAACACTTATCACTTGTCAATTGATATATTATTAATAGTATTATGCTATTATCATTGATTAATAGTTAGTATCAATGCACTATATCAAATAAGACCCTACCGGAGCATGGCAAGGCCTTTACGTGGGGGGTGTAACAACCACTCACAATCTTACAAAAATAACCTTATATATCACACTGATACAATTCCAGAGGCGAAATTATAATAAAATCCCCCTTACCACCTATCCCTTACCAATGTCACTTGACAATTATTACTTATCATACTACAATAAAGATATGGCTAAGAAAACTAATCTTCAAATAACCGACCTTCGGCCTCGCATAGAAAACTACATCCTCAAGAAACTTGAATCAGACCTTATACCACTTGCCCTTGAAGTACTAAAAGGGGAAATGCTCCAAAGCACTGATACAAATCTTCGCCACAAAGCAGCAGAACAAATAATAGGTACCTACAACACCCTAAAAGGTGAACAATCTCCCAGCAAAAAGCCACCACCCCTTGTAAACTTCAACTTCCCCGAAGGTTACCTCGAAAGGACCTTCAATGGTATGACAAACTTAATAAATAAAGGAGTTAAGAAAGATGCCCCAAGAACAATCAAAGAGCTTGCAGAAGAGGACTACCTTTAATGCTTACCTCTCATATATAGAGCCTCAACCTCTCATACAGTTTACTACGCATGGCGCAGCTACGCTGCGAAAAGATGCGCCGAAGACGGCGCAGGAGAAGTAACGAAGTGCAAAAGAACTCAGAACACATAGCGAAAGCGCCTCGAAAAAAGAAAGCGCCTCGTGATGCGACTTCTATTAAACATTTGATAAGTAATAATAATACTGCGAACCCTGAAAGCGGCGAAGCCGCTCTTGCGGGCGAAGCCCGCTCTTCGCTGCCCTTTTTTATTTCGCCCCATCCAGGCGCTCCCGCCTTTTCGAAGGACTCGCAGCTTTTACTTCGTCACCTTCTCTCCGAGGCGTCTTCGCCTCGGTTGGCGACAGGTAATGAAGAAATAAGGAGTTTACTAAGACAGGCTGGGCTTGTATCATTGTTCTTTTTCCTTAAATATATAGCTGGATTTAATGGGCCATTTAATCGGTTGACTGAGCATTTGCATTTATCTGTTGCAAATGCTCGGCAAATGGCATTGGAGCCTGGGATAAAGTTTGCTTGCTTTATGCCTCGAAAACATTATAAGACGACTATTAATACTACTGGGGCAAATGCTTGGGAGATTACAAGAAACCCGGATTTGCAGATAGGGTTGTATCATGCAGTCTTTGAAGAGGCTTTGAAGTTTTTACATACTACTGAAAGGATTATTGATTCAAATGAATTTTATGCTTGGTTATATCCGGAGTGTGTCCCTTCGAAGGCTTTTAAGGAGAAGGAACTTATTATGCCTAATAGAGTTAGGCATCATACTGAACCTACAATTCAATGTGGTTCTGTAGGTGGAACTTCGCAGGGTAGGCATTTTGATTTAGTTAGTTTAGATGATATTATTGGGGAAGCGCAGTTAAATGCGAATAGAGAATCAAACGCTGAAATGTATAAGACTGGGCATTGGTTACAGGGAATTGAGAGAACATTATTGGTGAATTGGAAGACTTCACGAATTATTTTATCTGCTACGAGGTATGGGCCCGATGATGTTTATGAACCGATTTTGAATAGTGCAAAACGGACATGGGGATATTGGGATGAATTGGATTATAAACAAAATCCTAAAGGTAAGTGGACAGTTTATTATCGGACTGTTAGAGAAAAGGGTAAGATTATTTTTCCAGAGGTAATTACTGAGAAAGGGCTTGAAGAGCTTCAAGAAGATGATCCTTGGACTTATGCTTTGCAATATGTTAATAATCCTAAGATAGCTGGGGTTACTGAAATGGTTGAGTACCCTGTTCGGAAGTTTAAGATGCTTTATGAGAGTGACAATTGGTATATTTTAGATTGGAAAGGTAATAAAAGGTCGTTAGACCTTTTTGATGTGGCTTCTGGGACTGATCCAGCTGCTACTGAACATTATATTAGTGCTAAGACTTCTAGGTCTTCTACTACGGTTTGGGGTATGGATTCAGTTGGAAGTGTGTATTTAATTGGATTGCAAGTTGGATATGTAACTATTATGAAAGTATTTGATTGGATGTTTATGTATAAGCGTAAATTTGCTAAGTACCTACGAGCTACCTATTTGGAGGCTAATGCGGGGTTTAAAGTTTTGGGGCCGTTACTTCGAAAGGAGCAGAATGAGCGAAATGAGTATTTGGCTTTAAGAACGGTGGCTGCTACTACGGATAAAGTTGCTCGTATTCGGACTACTTTACAACCTTTGGCTTCTCGTGGTAGAATAAATGTGTTGGAGGATTATTATGATACCTTTATGAATGAGTTTCAATCCTTCCCACAATCAACAAAACGTGATATATTAGATGCTAGTACATTGGTTTTAAGTAAGTTAATTCGCCCGGAAAGTAGTGAGGAGGTGGTGGAAGGATATATTAGAGAGCAGGAGCGATTTAACAATCGAACTACCAATGCTGTTACAGGTTATTAGGGAGGTAATAATGTTGGTTATTACAGATTTTGATGTTGGGGATGTTGTCCAGGATTGTGTTACTGGATACAAAGGAGTTATTTTAGGTGCTAGGGTTTTTGTTGGTGAGTCTGTAGCTTATGGTGTGCAAAGTAGAGAACTTGAAGATGGCGAGACGTTGCCGATGGAATGGTTTTATTCAGAAAGGTTGACATTGTTGAGTAAAAAGAGGTTTAATTTAGGAAAGTCTGAGAAATTTAGAGGGAGAGATTATGGGAAACGTACTTCGGAGTGAAGAACTCGAAAAAGAAGTTAAGGATTATTTACAAGAAGAGTTGATGTCAGTAATTAATGGGTCTGAACGAGCGGAAATGGAAGAGGATTGGGCTAAGTGGCGAAGGCAGCGGGAGATTAAACCGGAGGTAAAGGAGAAGACTTATCCTTGGAATAAGGCTTCAAATGCAGTGCCTCCTTTGAGTTTAATTAACACTAATGGGGCTTTTGCATTTGTTAGTTCGTCTCTTGCTCGAAGGAAGCCTTTTTGGGAAGTAACAACGCAGGTGGATACTTTGGCTAAGGAGGCTGAGGCATTAACTCATTTGTTATCTGTTATGGCTGAGAGTAAGTATCATTTGAATCTGAGGTCTATTAATAGGACTTTGATTTATGATTTGGTGTCTTTAGGGACTCAATTTGTTAGAATACCCTGGCTTCGTGATGAGCAGATGTTTAAACGGTATGATGATGCTGGGAATTTACAGCAGGTTGCCCGTGTTCGGCATGATTCACCGGCTGTTATTCCAATTAGGATTGAGGATTTTATGACTCGACCTTATTGGTATGATATTCAGAGAGCACCTTGGGTTGGTACTAGAACCTGGTTAATGAAGCATGAGCTTTTACAGCGGGAAGCTATGGGTATTTATGAAAATGTTGAAGAGGTTTTAAAACTTGGGAATCAGGATTTTGATGATAATACAAAGGAGGAATTATCAAGACGTGGAATTGACTTAGCTGGTTATCCTAAAGATATGATTCCTATTTATCAGGTTAATACTTTTAAAGACATTGATGGTGATGGGGTTCCGGAAGATATTATTGTATGGTTTGAACCGATTACTCAAACTATTTTGAGGGAAGAATATAATGATTTAGGAATACGGGATATTGTAAGGATCCCTTATTTTGAAATGCCCTATCAGCTTTATGGTATGGGAGTTGGGGCTTTAACTGATAGTATGCAAGAAGAAGCTACGACATTGCATAATATGCGGATTGATGGTACACATATTGCACTTTTACAGCTTTGGGCAGCTCGCAAAGGGTCAGGAATTGGACCAAATGAGGAGTTGAGGCCTTTAAAGTTATTTCAGTTAGATGATCCTGAGTCAGATTTGAAAGTTTTTAAGTTTCCTGATATTAGTCCTGCGACGCTAAATGCAGAATTAGTTGCTAAAGAATATGCTGGGAGAGCAACTGGTATGAGTGATTATATGATGGGCTTTGAAAGCCAAGGTATTAGATCTAGGAATACTTTAGGTGGGACTATGTTTTTAGCTCAACAGGGGTCGAAACTTCAGTCTTCGATTATGGCGAGTGTCGAAGATGCTTATGGGCAGATTGGTCAAATTGTTGTTTTTCAATTGGTTAAGAATAGAGATAGGGTTCGAGAGTTACTTTATCCATTATTGAATAAAGATGATCAGTTGGCATTGGATAATGTTTTGGATATGAATGTTGAGGATATTCCAGTTAAGTTTAACTTTAAGATAAGGACTCTTGAGCTTGAGAAATCAGAGGAAGCTCAAAGACAAGGTATCTTGACATTAACGCAGCTTTATACTATGTATGGTAAACAGGTATTTCAGTTGTTGCCTACTGTATATAATGAACAGGTTCCACCTCAAGTTAAAGAGGTGGCGGCGAAGTTTTTTATCGGGGCAACTAAGATGATGGATAAGGTTTTAAAGTTTTTTGGGGAAGAAAATACAAGGGATTTGTTGCCTTATATTAAGGATATTCAAATGATGGTTGAGGCTTTGGATAATATGAAAGATGAGAGATTAGGGGGTATGAATGTACGAAGGAACAGCCAAGAAGTACAATTTGTCGGAGGCCCAGGTGGTGGCTCTGCTCCAGCTTCAGGAGGATTTGGGGTACAAACTGGTGAAGAAACTCCAGAGGGAGCAGGAGGACAGGGCAATCCAAATACTCCGCAATGAGGAAAATGAAAAAAAGCTCTTTAGAGCACAAGGAGCTTTAGGGGCAATCAGAAGATTGCGTGTAGAAATTGAGAACATCGTCGAATCGGCGATAGAGGAGGTAAAGAATGAGTGATATTAATTTTGAACCTGATGATGATTTTAAGGTTCTGGTCGAAGGGGAAGATGAGATTCCCAAAGAAGAGGAAGAAGAGGTTCCTGAAGAGTTTAAGGATTTGGATAAGAAAGCTCTGATGGAAAAGTTAGAGGCTGAGCGTGCAGCTTTGGAGGAGACTAAGAAGCAGGTAAATGAAGTTGCGGCGCTTAAGGAGGGTTTGGCTTCATTAGGTGAAAATTTAAAAAAGCCAAATGTATCAATTCAACCACAGCAGGTTCAGAGTGTAAGGAAGTCTGAAGATGAGTATCGGGAAGAGTTTAATGAGAAATTTGTAGAAGATCCATATAGTGCTATGGTGAAGTTTCAGGCTGAAAAATTAGCACCAGAAATACAGCGGTTGATGATGAGTAACTTACAGATTTCACGGAAGTTTTTGCAGTTTGATCCTGATAGGAAAGAGACTTATGCCAAGTATCATGATGAAATTGAGCAGGAAGTTTCTAAGGTTGCTCCTAGGGAGCGATTAGAAGATACTGAGGTTTATCAAAAGGCACATGATAGAGTTATGGCTAGGCATATTAATGATATTGTGCAGCTTAAGGTTCAGGAGGTCCTCAAACAGCAGGAGGAAGAGGCTAAGAAAAAAACTTCTTCTACGTCCAGTCCTACTTATGTTGAGCATACAATGAATACTCCACCTACTAAAAAGGAAAAATATATAGTTTTAACTCAAGAAGAAAAGAATAGGGCAAACTTATTAGGCATACCATTGACGGAGTATGCTAGATATCTTAAAGAAAGGGGTAAAAAATAATGGCAAAAAAACAGAAAAAAATTCATATAACTGTTGACAAAAGTAAAGAAGATGTGTTAAAGTTAGATAAAGCTGGGTATGAACTCACTTTCGATGAAAGCTTAGGGAAGTTTCCTAAGTATGATGATGAGTTCATTAAGGAATTGTCCTTTGCAAATCAAAGGAATTACTTTGTTTCACAGGGACTTTATCTTGGGGCTAAGAGAGTTGCCGAAGAGAAGCCTTCTGGAATTGAGGTAACTCCAGTTGCACCCAGACAGGGAATGGCGACAAGTAGATTAGAGGTCTATAATAAGTCGCCTAAATTCCATTATGCTTGGAGAAGACCTGATGAGCTGCGACAAGCTCAAATGGAAGGTTACTCCATAGTAGGAGATGAGGTAGAGAGTTTCGCTTCATCTGGTTCTAAAGGGCATCACGAGGTATCTGCTTTTGGGCAGACAGAGCTGGTGCTTATGAAAATTCCACAAGAAACATTTAAAGCACGGCAACGGGCCGTGGATTTAAGGTCAAAAGAGCGAATTGAGGCTGTTGAAAATACTGCTATCAGTGAAATGAAAGCAGCACATGGCAAGCCGTATATTCCAAAAGACAGAGACCGTCATAATTGGTCTGAGGTTAAAACTGAAGACTAAACTAAATTAGGAGGTAAAA